CAGCCTCATCGGTATCGCTCTCAACAAATGCTCGGAACTGAATTGTTAATGCCCTGCACAGGCAGTCCTTGTTCATTTCGGATGTCGGAGGAATACCAAAGGCAACCATCACATCCCGCATCTTTGCTGTTTCGATGTTTTCCTTATAGAAGGCAGCAAGGCCGTCCTCGTTAAACGGGTGGAAAGATGACTTGATATCCACGGTCATATTCCGCGTGCCGTCATATAGTTTTCTCTGCAAAGGTACATCTTCCGAGGTGTACCTTTTTCCTTTTGTAAACAGAAAGTGGTTACTGCCCGCTGCGCAGAAGCAAAGCGTCACAAATATGCCGCTGTTCTTCCTGCTCGGATAGTAAACCGCCGTCCGTATGTGAGGGTACAACCGCTCAAAATATGTCTTTACCAGCACATCCGATTCTCCTTGTCCTGCGAATTTTGATTTGTCCTATGTTTTGTCTCATGTGTCCTATGTTGAGGCCGCTGTGTGTCTCATTTTGCGGCGCGATAATACTCTCGGATGGACGAAGAGCGCCGACAAGATACACCGATAGCAGATTACACTTTTTTATTATATCACGAAAATGCGTAAAAATCAATTCCACGCAAGTAATTTAGTTCGTAAACTCTCATAAATCCACTCTAAACCACTTTGAGGTGCATCACCTGATCAATGATGGCTCACACCTCATAGCGGAAAAGTGAATATCAGCACAGCGATCTGATGAGCAAGAGAGCTGCAATCCCGGAATGGAGGAAACTCCTACAGGACTGCGGTCAGTTACTATTGCCATTTTTCGCTGTTCAGAGAGCCTCCATTCCCAACACGAATGGAGGTTTTCTAATGATTATCAAGTACAAGTTCACAATTGGCGAGGTGACGGAGGTCGAGGTCTCAGAAGAGATTGGTACCGTCATCCTGGATTCACGGCGTAAGGAACACGCAGGCAACGAGCGCCATCGTTATCACACAGCATTTTCGCTCGATGACATGGGTTATGAGGACAAGGACTACTTCTCCGCTGCGGACAATCCCGAAAAGGCGTTCATGCAGAAGGAGTTCACCAAGAAGCGCGAGGCAATGCTCTCGCAGCTTACTCCCGTGCAGAGGCGCAGGTTTGAACTGTTCGAGGACGGCATGACCGTTGCGGAGATTGCCCGCAAGGAAAAGGCCGCGTTCAACAGCGTCAAGGAGTCCATCGAGTCGGCTCAGAAGAAGCTGAAAAAACTTCTCTAATTTTTCTCAAGGGACACCCTCAATTTCGGTGTCCCTTTTCTGTTTAACAGCGGAAGGACAAAACAACATCCCTTCCGGAAAGTGAGGTAAGTGCCATGAAGCACACATTACAGATCAGCGTCAGCAAGAAGCCGAAGAACGGCGGAATCGTAGCCTGCCGCAAGGTTTCGGTAAGGGAAAGGTTCCTCCGATTCCTCTTCGGCGACAAAACAAGGCTCACGGTCATCGTTCCCGGCGACACCGTGGAGGAACTGGAGATCAAGGAGATCGGAAAGGAGGCAGCCCGTGAAACTGTATGAAATCAACGCGGAAATCCTCCGGCTGACGGATGCCATTGAGTTTGACGAAGAGACCGGGGAAATTCTCAGCGATGCGGACGAAATGTTCACACAGATTCAATCGCTTCAGATGGAGAAGAAATCCATCCTCGAATATCTCGCCAAACTCGTCCTGAACATCCGCGCCGAGGCTGCCGCCGCAAAGACCGAGGAACAGCGCCTTAAAGCACGCCGCGACAGGCTTGCGAAAAAGGAGGACCGCCTCATGAAGATACTCGACCGCGAGTGCGCGGGCGAAAAGACCGACCTCGGCGTGGCGACCTTCGCTTACCGCAAGACCTCCCATGTGGATGTGTCGGACGCGGAAAAGGCGATCCGCTGGCTCAAACGCAACAAGCACCTCGACTGTTTCCGCATCCCGGCGCCGGAAGTCGCAAAGGCCGAGGTCAAGAAACTCATCAACGCAGGAACGAAAGTACCCGGCTGCGCCGTGGTCGAGGACTACTCCTGCTCACTCAGATAAGGAGGATTTGACGGATGTTGAACATCACCAGAGGGAAAATCGACCGCGCCTTAAAGGTGGTCGCCTACGGGAGCGAGGGCATCGGAAAGACAACCTTTGCCACCGCGTTCCCGGAACCGCTCTTCATCGATACCGAGGGCGGCACCGCGCACATGGATGTGCGCCGTATCGACAGACCGCAGTCATGGGAGGAACTGCTCTCCATCATCAGCGAGGTCGCGGCTGATCCGAACGTCTGCAAAACGCTCGTGCTGGACACAGCGGATTGGGCGGAGTCGCTCTGTGTCACCTATGTCTGCCAGAAATACAAGCAGAACTCCATCGAGAGTTTCGGCTACGGCAAGGGCTACACGATTCTCGGCGAGGAATTCGGACGGCTGTTGGCAATTCTCGATGCTGTCATTGCATCCGGCAAGAACGTGGTCATCACGGCACACGCCAAGATGCGCAAGTTCGAGCAGCCAGATGAGCAAGGTGCTTACGACAGATGGGAAATGAAGCTGTCCAAGCAGGTCGCGCCGCTTTTGAAGGAATGGTGCGATATGCTCCTGTTCCTTAATTACAAGACCTATGTGGTCACGACCGAAACGAACGCCAAGAAAGCCCAGGGCGGCAAGCGTGTTATCTACACCTCGCACCATCCGTGCTGGGATGCCAAGAACCGCCACAGTCTGCCGGAAGAGATGGACTTGGATTTCAAGAACATCGCGCATCTTTTCAAGACGGTCACCGAGCCTGCCGCCGATGCGGAAAAACCCATCGACCGCCTTCGCTCACTTATGGCGGAGTCGAATGTGACGGATGCGGAACTTCAGAAGGTCGTGGCGGACAAGGGACACTATGCCGCCGACGCTCCCATCGACAGTTATTCCGAGAAATTCATCTCCGGCTGGCTCATCAAATACTGGCCGCAGATTCTGAACCTTATCAATACAGATCACGCAGGTCTGTGACTAACAAAGGAGGCTTTTTATCATGTCTGATTACATCAATAACAACGCCGGCATGGATTGGGATGACGCCATCGAGAACGATGGTCAGGAGTTCATCATCCTGCCGGAAGGCGATTACAACTTCACCGTTACCGACTTCGAGCGCGGGCGCTTTCCCGGCTCCGCCAAGATGTCGGCTTGCAACAAGGCGACGCTCACCCTGCAGGTCAAGACCGATGACGGCATTGCCAGCGTTCGCACCGACCTCATTCTGAACCGCATCGTGGAATTTCGCATTTCCGCATTCTTCCGCTGCATCGGTCAGAAGAAGCACGGCGAGAGGCTCGTGATGGACTGGAACAAGGTCGTGGGCAGCCGAGGTCGTGCGCACTTCAAGCCTCGCACCTATACCGACCGTGACGGCAACGAGCGTCAGGCAAACGATGTCGACCGCTTCTATGACTATGACGAGAAATTCTTCCCCGCCGAGGACGACTGGATGGAGATCACCGGGGATGATGATCTGCCGTTCAATTAAGGAGGTGCCGTATGTTTGAACTTCGACCTTATCAGGCCGAGGCGAAACAGGCGATCCTTTCCGCGTGGGACGAGGGGTACCGCAAAACCCTCCTCGTCCTCCCGACGGGATGCGGAAAGACCGTCGTGTTCTCTTCGGTCACGGAAAACCAGGTAAACAAAGGACATCGTGTGCTTATCATGGCGCATCGCGGAGAGCTGCTCGATCAGGCGGCGGACAAGCTGAAGGAAGCGTCAGGGCTTGATTCCGTTCTTGAAAAAGCAGAGTCAACAAGCCTCGGCAGCTTTCTCCCGGTGACGGTCGGCTCTGTGCAGTCGCTTGCACAGGAAAAGAGACTCGCCCGGTTCCCGAACGATTACTTCCAGGACATCATCGTGGACGAGGCGCATCACTGCCTCTCCGACAGCTACAGGCGCGTCCTCGACCATTTTCCCGATGCCAATATTCTCGGTGTCACTGCAACGCCAGACAGAGGCGATATGAAGAACCTCGGTGAATTCTTCGACTCCAAGGCTTACGAATACAGCATGACCGAGGCTATTCGTGAGGGCTACCTTTGCCCAATCAAGGCGCAGATGATTCCGCTTGAACTGGACATCGCGGACGTCGGTATCTCAAGCGGTGACTTCTCCGCAGGCGAAATCGGACACGCATTGGAGCCGTACCTTCAGAAGATCGCGGTCGAGATGGCGAACTACTGCCGAGGCAGAAAGACCGTTGTGTTCCTGCCGCTTATTGCTACTTCACAGAAGTTCTGCGCCATGCTGAACAATATAGGGCTCCGCGCTGCAGAGGTGAACGGCAACAGCGATGACCGTTCGGAGGTGCTTGCCGATTTCGAGGCGGG